ATTATAGTCCGTTATCTCTAATGGAGGAAATGCCAATGGAGAATAAAGAAAAACTTAGTGATGTATTACATCATTATGTTGCAATAGCAGTTGGTTTAATGTTTTTATATTCTGGTTCGCCAGTTATTAATTCTACGCCAGCTGAGGCTTTGGTTGTAAAACCAGAGACAAAAAATGAAGCACAACTGAAAAGAGAAACGCTGGAAAAATTCAGCAATACTGTATACAAACCTTCAGAAATGCTTACAGACAAAGAATTGAAATCACTTCTTAGAAATGTAGGATTTGAAGGAAACGCCCTTAAAATGGCGTGGGCTGTAGCTAAAGCGGAGTCTAATGGACGACCTATGGCTTATAACGGCAACAGGAATACTGGAGACAGTTCCTACGGAATTTTTCAGATCAATATGCTGGGAGCTCTTGGCACAGATCGTAAAGAGAAATTCGAATTGAGATCAAATGTACTTTTATTTGATCCAGTCATAAACGCAGAGATAACGTATCATATGACTCAAGGCGGAAAGAATTGGTCATCTTGGCCTAATTCTATTAATAAAGCAAAGAAATTGATAAATCAATTTCCAAAATAGTTAGGAGATAAATTGAAGATACAGGTTGTATCCAAATATTTATCTTTAGCAGAAGAGGGCCTTGTTCAAAAAATGGAATGTCCATTAGATCAAGGCCTTCTTATGCCAAATCAGGATAACGATGATAAAATATTTTTATATTGTCTTTCTTGTGAGTATAAAAAAATAATAGGCTTAGAAATGTACAATAAAATGAAAAGAGCTATGGATGCAAAGAGTTGATTTAGATCAAGAACTTGTAAGAATGGTTGCACGTAGTATTCCATGTATACACATGAATACTGATTTTTTAGCTGCAAATGCAATATCTGTTTTTTTAAAATATTTAAAAAATTGTAAAGAAAATTCATTATCTCTTGATGATGCAATTAATAATATTAAGTTAAAAGATGTCGAATAACGACGGGTTAGAACCAAAAAATTTAGAAGATAACATACCACTAGTTAGCTATATAATGCTTCATAGAATATATGATGTACTTACGCTAATAGCTAATTTATCTTCAAAAACAGAAGAAGATAGACTTCAAATATCAAAAATGGTAGAATATCATAAACAGGGCTACCTGCTAGGGCCTGCCCCATCTTATAATGAATCAGGAGATAATAATGGATAAAGAATCTATATTAAACCTTATGGTTGATAAATTTGTTGAGGGTAATAGATACCTCGGCGCTAGCTCTGGAATGACACCAGAGGAAATTGAATTAAAATTATCAGAAGGTATGATGGCAATAAATTATTTATTATCAGAAGTGTATGACGAGCTTCTTGCAAAAGATTTGCTTAAATAGTAAAATATATACTATCGCAAAACCCTGAAGAATCCGCCTTCTTCAGGGTTTTGTGCTGTTTGGTGGTATAATAAAAACATATGGAAACTAATAAAAAAGTAGAGAAAGTAGCTGAAATTATAAGAATGACAGCTCCAGATTTTACTGTTGCAAAATCTTATTTTTTGGCTTTTAATATAGTAGAAGCACTTAGAGATTTTCCTGAACAAGATTTAAGGGAGATCCCGTAATGGTTGATGGCCCAAGAAGACATTTTTCTAAACTAATGCATTCTCCATATTTTCAAACACAGCATTATAAAGAAGAACATACAAGTCTTGAACGAAAAATAGAAAAACCTATTATATATGTATTAAATAAAATATTATTTTGGAAGGATAAAGATGTTTTACGATAGACCTGACTGTACAATACTTTCTAAATCAGTAGATGAATATGGAACGCCTACTGGTGTATTTGTATTTAAAAAAATCATACCTGAAGATATGATAAATCATTTTGAATCTCAATTAAAAAAACAAGAAGAAGATGCAGTTGTTAACGTTTATAAAGACACTTTAATCGATTGGTATTCTGAAAAAACAACAGCTCCAGTTGATGGAATTATTAATTTATGGGAAACAATTAGTGATATTATCTACCCAGAATATGTTATACACCCCTGCAGAAACTTTTTAAAAGTTAAACCTGGCGATAATGGAATGTTTACCCATTCAGATTCACCTGGTAAAAACTCTTGTCATTTACTATCTCAAGTAGATGTATTTAAAACATGTTGTATTATAGATTATGGCTTAGTAGCATACCTTGGTGATTTTGAAGGTGGTGAAGTGTTTTATCCAAATTTAAATCCTGATGGAACCAAAAAGGTTGATAATTTTGATGGGCCTTGTTTAGAATATAAACCAGAAAAGGGAGATGTTATTATTCACGGAGCATTTACTGATTATGCACATGGAGTAAGAGAAGTAAAGTCTGGAATAAGATACGCATTTTCTAATTTCGTACTTAAGTATGAAGAAAATCCAGGAACTTTTTATAATTATAAAACACAAGAATATTATAATCAAATAGGAGACAAAACTTTAGATTTTGAATTAGACTGGATGACTCCACTAAAACAAAATCCACAATTTACTCCAGAACTCATAAAGCAATATCAAGAATCAGGATTAAAAGGCCCAGATCTAGCAGAACACTTTTTTAAAGATATGGTAGAAAATTAATACTTATTTAGTGAAAAAGTGCGAAAAAGTGCGGCGGAAGTAGAAGAGAACATTTGTTTCACATGAAACATATTATCCTTTTCTCCTCCAATGATCATTATCTTCATTAAGGGATGCCAATAAGGCAAATGCCATAAGAATAATGCCAGATATACATCCAATAAAGAAAGCTATCTCCATATAATCACCATTTACCAAGAGGACATGTGGCATTTTCTAATTTAGCCTTAGCAGGCATAATACAGCCACATTTCTTGCATTGTTGTGTTAATTGTATTAATTCAGGACATTTATCACAAATATCCAGTCTATAGGTATATAGTTCTTCTTTTGATCTAGGTTGTTTTGGATTAAATAGGTCCCAGGGTTTTACCATTGATTCCCCCTTTTAAATATTAAGATAGTAGGCCTAATCGGATTTGAACCGATACTCGATTGTATATAAGACAATTGCTTTCACCAGATTAAGCTATAGGCCCAAAGAATATTTGGATTGCTATGCCAGATATGATGGTTATTATGGCTATTGCTGTTATGGTGATAAGTAGTCTCATTTTAGATTTTTCCCGCCTTTTCTTGTATATATATAATATATATTATATAGTGATATCTGGGAATATTAGATTTTAGGAAAGCCCCCCTACCCCCCAAAAAGAAAAAATCTTTTAAGAGATAGAGAAGCTACATCTGGTGTATATTGAGTTCCAGTGTAAGCCCCCACAAACCAAACATAAGTATAACATTAAAAAAATTGAAGAGTCAATAGGTTTTATTATTCTATTTTAGTCGACTTCAATATTTCTGTATACAATTTTTCAATTTCAGGATATAAAAAATTTTCTTTAACTAAGGTATCTATAAGTTTTCTATTATCTGATTTTTCTTTAGGACTTCTTGCTTCTAATCCAGAAATTGTTATACCTTCAAATATAAAATCATTCTCCATGCTATTTGGTAAATCTTTGTTAATATTTAAATTAAATTTAGATATTATTTTTTCAAACACTAATTTTGGATTATCTACAACATCTTTAAATAAAACAAAATAAACTTTTTTATCTTTTATTTTATTTAAAAACATAAAATGATTATAACAGTAATCGTCAATTAATTTTTTAACAGCATCTAAATTAGAGATATCTATTTTTTGTTCATCTGGTATGTATTTATATGCAATGGATCTATCATGTCTTTCTACAGCTGAAGCTATGCAATTATCTGGAGATCTAAGTATACAGATATGATCTTCATTTTCTAATATGTCATCAGCATTATGAGACTTTGTATAAACATTTACATATGCATTTTCATTTATAAAAGATTGTAAAAATGTATTTCCAGAACCAGCTGGAGAAGTCAAATATATTGTTTTTAAATTATTTGTCATAGTTTATCAAAAATAAATTTATAATAACCCCAATGTTTATTATTATATCTTAAGTATGATTGAGATGAAACAAAAGTCATAAATTCTGAAATTGATTTTTCTGAAATCCAATGGGCCATCGACTCTTGATCTTCTAAACAAGCCGCTTTAACGTTTTCAGTTATATCTTCGTAACTTAAAATGTTAAATTTTCCAATTGATTTTTTTATTGCATCAAGTGATCTTAATCCATTATCTAGTGCTTTTTGACTAATTGCATAGTTATCCATTAAAACTAGTCGACCATTTTTTTTGAGTACTCTATAAGCGTTTTCAAAAAATAAATCTAAGTTATCATATGCATGACAAGATTCTATGCAGATAATTAAATCAAATGATTCATCAGGGTAATGTAAATTTTGAGCATCTCCTAAAATATAATTTAAATTATGATGATTACTGTTTTTAGTACAAAATATTATATTTTCTGGAGTTATATCACAAGCATAATAAGATGTAATAGGTTTATTTTCTATTATCCACTTTGATCCGCCGCCACGGCCACATCCTATTTCTAAAATATTTTTTTCATATAAATCAATGTTTTCAAGAGCTTTATTATAAAGTGTTATTTGATGTTTAAATGGTAAATTTTCTACTTCAGGATCTGCAGGACAAAAACCATGATTCATAAATGATAATGGGTAGTTTCCCAAAATATCATTTATTTCTTTATATATTTTTTGCTGCATAATTTTATTATACACCCCTTATATTCTAGTCGACTACTTTTTAGATTTTGAAAAATGTTAATATATTTTTATGATGTATGATACATATATTGTACAAAACGGACATTTTGGATAGTGCGCCCATAATTGTGACGTATCTCACATGAATTTTGTGTGATGTCAATCACAATGTCCGAATTGTTCGCATTTTCAACTTGCAATTTGTCAGACCCCCATGATAGTATTTTATTATTAGATAGAAAAAAGAAAGGAAGTTTTATAATGACTTCACTAACATTAGAGCAAAAGATTATCAAGGCTGCTCACCTTATCGCTGACGGAAAGTTAGTATCTTTCCGAGGTGCTTCGTTTGATACATACATGAAAGTAGAACGCCTTGCTAATCGTATCAAGCAAGAGCGTGAGTTTCCTCAATGCCCATGCGGTGAGTGTGACTAACCTCACACAATAGACACAGCGTGTCGACTTGATAAAATTGAATAAATCTGAAATAATACTAACTAACTAAATGAAAGAAGGTAGCAAAATGAGTGCTAATCTATACAATATCGAAAGTCTACTAATAGGCAAGCCTTATCGTAGCCGCTCCGTTGAGGGCGAAATCGTGGAGGCTGAAAAGCATCCTAAGTGTGTCTACTATGCGGATGCTGAGGCTTATCTAGTCCGTATCCGTAAGAGCATGGGCGGTTATACATACCGCACAGTAGCGGTGAGTGTGGCATAAGTCACACATACCTAACGGCGTGTCGTGTTGCGCTTGTCGGTGCGCTATGATAATCTACCGATACAAGATAAAGAATAAAAGAAAAGGAATAGAAAATAATGGATAGATACTTACTAATAGAACTAGGCTCAGATGGAATTGCCTTTGAAACCGCTCAATTTGATTTCTACGCTTCATGGCTAGGAATTGGAATTGCTATCGTGTCAGTGGTAGCGTATAAGATTTATAAGAACAGAAAGTAAAGGAATAAAAATAATGTACGCAATGTCATGGGAAAGAAATACTAGAGACTATAAGTATGAAAGTATCCAGCATGGATATGAGGTACTAGACTATCAAGATGAAGAACCACTAGAAATATCACTAGAGGAAATGCTAGAATTAGAAAATGAAGAAATGGAAATGGAAGAATTGGGTGAGATTTATGGCTAAGGATAAATGCTCTATGTGCTATGGTAGAGGTGTGATGTATGTAGGCGATAGGTATGAATATACAATAGAGCCTTGTGAGTGTAAAGCATGAATAGACTACTAACTAGCCTTGTGCAATTAGCCCTTGTTATACCCGCCCTATACATGGGGCGTATAGCGTGGGAAATGCTAAAAGAAGATGTGAGAGAACTCACAAAATAAATACGGCGTGTCGGCTTGACAAAAAGCTGATCGCCCGCAACGATTGTGGAGTTATCCACAGGTTTACGGGAGTTATCCACAACCCCTGGATTTTTGCGACACGCCGAAGATTTTGTGATTTTTATCACACGAATTGAGCGTCTCAAAATATGGAATTACTCGCTAGTAAGTAGAAAAATGTCGGTGGGCTATGATACCCTTACAGGGTAACAAAATGAAAGGAAAACTAAATGATAAAAAAATATTCTACTGAAAACATTCTTGAGGGAACTTATTATCGTTCCACTAATCGTTATCCTATGGACGGACTTATCAACTACGCTTCTAAGCGTCATTATTGGGTAGGCGAGGACGCTACTGCCTATGTCGTAAGGGTTCGCCCTATCTATGACCCATCTAACCCTAAAACATGGGGTAAAGATTTTTGGGCTACTATTGCCGTAAGCCATGCCGACTAAATGTCGGTGGCTTCCGCTATAATCTAAATACTACGAAAGGAAAACTAATGAAAATAAGTGTAAATGAAAATTATTACTCAACAGACGAAAGTTTTTTTTGCTGTGATGAACAGGTAATAAAAATGTATTGCGAACCTCATGGCGAGTTTATGGGTTGTTATTTTTGCGAATTTGATTATACAGAAAAATGCGAATGCTAGGAGATAAAAAAATGGATTTGATCGATTTTAGAAATTATGTAAAAGCTGAGCGTGAAGCAACACGCCAGCAAAACCTCACCGCAATTTTGTCGGTGGCTTCTGCTACAATTACAGAAAACAACGAACGAAAGGAAAACTAAAAATGAAAGTAATTCACACTCTATCTTTTGACTGCGATACCTGCTATGGAAAAGGTTGGTTATTTTATGGCGGAGGCGAGGACTATAATGTTGAGCCTTGCGACTGTAACCCTAACTCTGATTTTGACGGCTCTTTATTTGTAAAGGAAAATGACTAATGAAAAAAAATGTTCTAATCTCTTTTGTTACTGAGGCTGATACTGATTTGGAAGCGGTATTTGACCTAAACAAAATTTTTCTAGCCTTGCCTGAAAGCGAACTAAAAAAGTTTGATGTATTTGATGTTTTGGAGGTTGTTGAATAATGATGACACGAAAAGACTATGTTGCTACCGCAGAAATTCTGCGGTATGTATCAGACAAAACTCACCCTGCTGTATTTTCAAAAATGGTTGTAGATTTTGCTGAGATGTTCGCAAGAGATAATGAAAGATTTGATGCGAATAAATTTTATTCCGCAGCGAATTACAAAATACCAAGTTTTAGGAGTTGAAATGAAATTACAAAATAAAGAAAGAATAAAAAAAGTTTTGGAAATTCGCCGCAGTAATGCGGCGACACCAATTCCATCTAAAAAAACTTATTCACGAAAACGAAAACATAAAAAAACCGCTGTTGGTAAAACTATGAATTGGGATTAGTTGAATTTTCAACTAATCGCCCGCAAGAACTGTGGGGGCGCCAAGCTTGTTACGTCAAGTCCAAAACACCCTTAAAATTTGTGATGTTTATCACAAAAATAATTTTTAGACACGCCGATAATAAAACTAATTTGTCAGTAGATTACGCTATAATTCTCGCATAACAACAAACGAAAGGTAAAAAATGAAAGACATGACTAGATGGGCATTATTCCCATTCACCGTTGACGGAGTAGAATTCGTATCTAAGTTAGATATCGAAGGCTCAATGTATAATCAAGTAAAAAATCTGCCTGCTGGATTATTTACTGCTATGAACGAGGGTGCTATCCGTGAAATAATCGGTTCAGTATCTACTATGTCTAAATCTGAAATTCAGGCAGAATTAGACCGTGTAAATGAGGGTTATTCGCAGGCTTATTTAGCCCTAGCCTAATAATGTCGGTGGGCTAGTGTATAATCTAGCCCACTAACAACAAACGAAAGGGAATTATGTTATCAACTGCTTCTGCTCTACTTGAGGCTACTCAAGAGGGAATAATTGGCGATGAACAAATGGAACTTGCTTCTTTTATTGTAAATGCTCGCCATGAACTAGACCAAGAACAATTTGCTAAAGCGATGTTTATGTATGCTACTGCTATTGCTTCATGCGTAACTGATAAAGTTACTAAAGTATTACTAACTGAAAGTCAATTTAGAGAACTAATTGAAACTATTGACGAAATGGAAACAATGTCTAATGAGGTGCTAAATGGGAAGTAATCTTGCTTATGATTTAGCAAATGGCGAAATGGATTTATCTAGTGCTATTGCTATACACTTATCAGCTAATCATTATCCACCCGTCCCCAAATTTATGGTGGAGCCGTGTATCGAGGCTATTTTTGCCTATGATGAAGGCGAAATAGATCGTGAAATAGCCATGCCCGAAGGAGTATCCTATAAAGGTAGAGATACTGCTCCTGCGTGGGCTATTGTAGAACAGCACCACTTAGATGCGTGGATAACTAACTACGAGGAATAATTGTCGGTGGGGTGGTGTATAATCACCCTGTCAAACTAACGAAAGGGAAAAAATGCTAGAAATCGGACAAACCTACACAACTACCCAAAGCGGTATTGTTGGAATTATCAAGGCGATTGACAATCACCCAAGTGGAGTAAATCGTATTCTCCTTGATGTAAATGGCGCAGAACGCTGGACAAGCGCACCTGCTAAATAACAACTAAATAGGCAGGGCTCACCAAAATGTCGGTGGGCTCTGCTACAATTTTGCTCAACAAATAACGAAAGGAAAATAAACAAATGGCAAGAAACGGAAAATCTATTAGTGTCAAGATTGCTACAACTAAAGTAATCAAAGCACTAGAAACTAAGTTAGCAGAATTAGAGGCTAACTACAAAAAGCAAGATGAAAACGAAGCAAAATACCAAAAGTCTATGGAAAAATGGCGTAAAGAAGTTGGTAAGTTTGCTATTGCTAACATCTCAAAGGCAGAAAACTTCCGCACAAATTATCGCTCATGGAACAAAACTCTCAATGTAGATTTTGACCTGACCTGTAATGAAGCAGATTTCCCTGCTGAACCTGTGCGTGATTTTGAGGTAATTCATCAGCACACATACAACGAGATGAAAGAGGAAATCTCTAACGCTATCCGTATTCTCAAGATGACAGATGAGGAA